GGCAATTGGGTTAAGATTGCAACGTTAGCAATGGGTGCAGCGAGCGGTCGATTCTCGACAGCATTTTTCGATGTACCATGCGGATTGATCGCATTGCGTTGCACCGGCCTTGGAGCGGCACAAGTGGCTAACGGCCTAACTTTGGAGTACAAGTCCGGTGACTACAAGGGTGTGCGTGCGCACAATATGCAACGGATGTGAAAATAGTGACACTACCTATTGACACAGACACAGTCGTTGCCGCTACCAAAGCGACAGCAGTTCTAAACCATGTTAAGAATAACAACGTAAGTTACCTGCTCGGTGTTCTTATTGGCCACATGCTCGGCATCACAGAGATGGTGTTCCAGTATGGCCAAGGAATGTGCTAAGGATTCCGTCAACGTTCGTTCTCTTCAGAACAAAAACGAATACCCATTCATTTGTGAATGTGGTTGGCACGTCCCCATCAAAGATGTGGCTTGGATCGTAGATCAAGAAGTGACTCATGTCATTTGTTATGCATGTGGGAAGGAGTGGGTTGAATGACCTCACTTCCATCTCCTACCCGAGACCGTTCGCCGACCGAAGGGAGCGATTGCGGGGGGCCCCGTACGAACCTGTCTGAGTATGACGGGGGGCCGTCAAGGTCTCAAGCAAGTTCTATACTTGTTATACTACACTACCTGCTAAAAAATAACATTGAGGATTTTAATACTCGATGTGACAAGAATCATTTGTCCGGACCTCTCCGGTTCCTCCCAAGACTGCTTGGGGGGGTTTCGGGCAAATGGGAGGATCATGCATGAAAACTGAGGCAACGCCGGATGGGTGTTTAAACCCACGCAGTTTCTTGAATGACCGGAGTTTATGTGCACGGTGGCGTTTATGCCCTGGGTGCGAGAAAGTACGTGCCAAGAGAAATCAATACAAGATCGCTAAGAGATTGGAATTCGATTTAGAATGGGCCAGAGAATCTGCAGTAGAACTTACCGTAGGTGTTCTAACCACCACGTTACCGGGTAACGAGTCTGCTGTTCGTCATGCCAGTTTAGGTGAGCAATACAATTATCTCACCGAGAGGCGCACAATGAGCGGTTACACTGGATGGCACAGTATGCGTGGCTTAAACACGAAACTGAAAGAATGGGGGATATCAGGAGGCTCCCATTTTCTTGAATTTACAAACAAGGGATCCACATGGAATACACATATGCATTCCGTGTTGGTAGGATTCAAAGATGATTGGAAGGTTCCTTTGAAGGAAACAACAAAGCAGCTTGAATGGAATGACGATTTAACGATGAGGCTTCAAACTGAAAAAGCCGAGAATAAGACCAGGAGTAACAAACGTGTTTTAGAACCGTTGGGCCTTGGTCGACTATACACTTTGGATATTGCCAGTGATGATGAACTGGCATCTATTGCACGTTACTCTAGCAAAGTTGAGTACGTGACAAAACCGGTGAAAGTGCCTGATGGCAAGTTGCCCGAAGTAAGCGGGTTTCTTGCAGGCGGGTATGATCACGGGAAGGAGAGGTCTGGGCATGGAAGACATCTCCCTCGGTTAGCGAGACCATTCGGCGATTGGATGAAGAATGGACCGGAAAGACGATATGCCTAATTCGTTGACCGTGACAGCATGGCTGGCTCTAGCAACTTCCGCAAAAAGATGAAAAGTAACGATCCATCGTTTACTCGAAAGAAAGGATTGGATTTTTATCCAGTCCAACGTAGAATTAATTTTACTGCAGAGGGTGCTGTCGGTGGAGGCGTTGGCCTTATCGATGTTGCACGCTGCGGATCTATGATCAACCGGCGCTTGATGCGCCAAGGAAAAATGTACAATTGCAAATTGGAGATCGATGCTAATACATTAGCACCAACTGACTCTGTGGAAGTTTGGGTTCTCAAGACTACTTGGGCAAGCATTAGAGCTTGGGAGTTGGCAAAGGAAAACTTTGACCAGTCCTATATGGACGAACGAGAAAATATGAGTAAATCGAACGTTGCACGTTACTTCGACTTCCGAGTCGATCACGGGCTAGGTTCGGTTGAATTACTCGTACCTCGAGCAGACAACAATATGTCCGCTGCAGGCGGCGTACAGTTTGACGAGGGCGAATTTGATTTGTCTGTGGTTGAGGATCAGAACGGCGTTACCAGGTCTTTTACCTGGAACAACGTTCCCGTTGGAAACCAATATGCTATATTCACAGAATATGCTGAGAGTAGTCGGGCCCCAGGGGCTCCGCTAAACACAACTGGAGATGGACCTTATGACAATCTTCATGCCGATTCTTCACAAGTCGAATCCGAAGCTCTTCAGGCTTCTGGAAACAGAGCACCTTACTCTTCAACTATGATCACTAACGGCAATTGGGTTAAGATTGCAACGTTAGCAATGGGTGCAGCGAGCGGTCGATTCTCGACAGCATTTTTCGATGTACCATGCGGATTGATCGCATTGCGT